ATACTCCGGAAACATCACACCACCATCATCCTTAAGGTATCCAATCAATCTCTCCTTGTAAAAATATGCATCCTTTCTAAGCTGGTCACGCATCACCTTGCTTTGGCTGTCATCATTGGCTGTCATTGTCTCATCCGACTGCCGGCCCACGCTTTTATTAGTAAGCTTTTCATTGAGCAATGTGGCACTCCTGTAATCAACGAACGCCACTAGGCATGGAATTACATAGTCATTCATCAATGTCACATAATTCGGATTGCTCCAATCATTATTTTGCACCCTAAGCAGCAGGGCCTTGTACAAAGGTGTGCCTGTTGCTGGCTGTATGTGCATATCCTGGGACCGCTTGATAATGACAGTTAGCAGTTTTGTGTCAGTATTGGGATGTATCAACCCCAGCTTGCGGATGTTTTCCGCTGAAATTAGGTAGTTCATTGTTTACGTTTTACGAGATTCTGCATCCATATATGCCTGCACCATGGTGTAGTTTTACCTGTGTCCGGATTGGTATAGTATCCACCTCTGTATCTCCAAACATCTCTGCCCTCCTGTGAGCTGATCATTGAGAGCTCATCCCTAGAATATAGCCTATCCAATCTGAGTAATGCCAGGCAGAAATTCCTTGATTTCGTTTTCACAGGTGGTACATCCTTTCGCGTTTCATAGCTGTAGCGTATCTCATACTGTGGCTGTTCTGCTCCTGGTATCTGATTCACCACCTGCCCACCTGTTGGTGTTACTGTCCCACCTGTACGCACACCCTCAGCATCAATAGATGGCTTTTCATACAGGCCAAGAATCACCAATTTCTCAATCACCTGGACAATCACCTGCAATGGCTCTCCTGTTGCCTTGGCAATTGAGCCTGCCTCCTCATCATCCTCCTGTAACAAGGTCAACACAGATTTCTCAAGGTCAGTAAGCTGTACCATTATCTGACCAATCTCCTCAAAAATCTGCTGTTCTCTGCTGAATACCTCCTCTGCAGGTGTATCCCATTCAACAGGCACGCTCTTGATTATCTCAAATTGCTCCTTTAGCTCGCCATGTTTTTCAAATAGCTCAATGCTTTGGTCTGAAAAAAGCTGTTTGTGGTTACAAAACCCCATGCCTGCGCTGTCCAATCCCACTATCTCGCGAGCTTGTGCCTCTGCAATGGTAGGGAATGAAGCCAATAATACCTGCAGCGCTGCCTCAGGTGTTAATACTCCCTCCTTGATGGCTGCCACCACATCAATTATTGATGCAATCTGTGCACCATTTAACGCTGTCTTGGCAACATCAATCTCTCCAGCTGCCAATGGGTCCGCTGCCACATCAGCTGCAGGTGCTGCTGCATCAACTTGTGGTACAGTTCCTATAGGTGTAACATCAACCAGCTTGAGTATAGCAGATGAACCACTCAATTGAGCCATGTAGTTTATCATCCATTCTATCTGCTTTTGCCTTGAGCTCACATAGGTCACCTTGAATATCTCAAACAAATCAGCAGATTCCGCTGCATTGAATGAGCCCTGCTGAATGATACCAAACAAAGTAGGTGCTGTGATGCTATGAGCTACCAATATGTTCTGCTGCACAGCTTTCTCTGTCATCTCATAGCGCTTATCTAGGTCATTGCCCGACAGCTGCATCACGGATGGTGCATCATCCTTTGTTTGGCTGAATGTAATTATGATTTCACCAGCTGATTCAATGGATTGCACAGGTCCTTTAATCTGCTCCTTAATTTTGCGCTCCTCCTCAGCTGTCTCCGGAAAACCTCCCGGCAGATTTATTAGGGTGCCAGCTTTGAATCCATTGCTGATTTCATACATATGCCAGCGTGATATGTCACAATCTGTTTGGATGGCTGTGATTCCACCCACATATGGTGGTTTTGGATAGATTCCCTTTTCACCCTTGGCCTGCTTGCTTGGCTCCTTGTAATATATAAAGAATGCACCATGTGGATTGTTCTCATCCAAGGCTGGATATGTGCGGAAATTTGTGTCCTCAGGTGTTTGTCTCCTGGCATTCCAATCATCTGATACATACAGTGTGCGCTCATCCTCAGACAGCCTGCATGCATCAATGTTCAGATGTTCCCATGCCACAACCCTAGTACCTTCTCTGTTCCAGGTACCTTTAACACACATGGCACCAAATAGCTCAAAATCAAAGGTCATCCTTTGAGCTATCTCATTCATATCGAAATCCCTAAATTCATTATTAAGGAATGGCTGTGCATCTCCACTCACTACCTCAAGACCACCGCCTGCAATATAGTAGCTCTTGTTTTTCAAGATACCCTGGTGCCAGGCTGATCCATGCAGGAGATCTATGATAAAGAATGGGTAATCATTTTTCTTTCCCCATTTTACGAACCCTTGGCCCTTATCAAGCTCCTCCACCGGCACAGTGAATGACTTACTAAACTGCACATTTAAAACCTTACTCATAGACAAAATTTGTCACGTTATAATCATAATAATTAGATGGGCTATCCATCTCATAAACATGGGCACGGCCCTCCTCCACCATTCCATCAGACAGAGCAGGGTCCAAATTGGATGAGCTTGCCTGTTGGTATATCTTGTATGTGTAAAAACCAGCATAGGGAAACGTAACATCAACCCCATCCACTAGCGTAAACTCATCATATCTTGGAATGCCTGTGCTGATGTTGGTCAGAATGCAATACAAGGCTTCCTGTGTTTGTTCCTCAATGAATTCAAAGAGATAGTACGGGGCTGGAATCGTTGTCAATTCCGATACCGTTACTATCAACGTACTCTGATTGTTTTTTTCTATCCTTAACATCCTTTACTTTTTTAACAATTGCAGGCTCTGTTTTCTCAAAAATATCTAAGATACCCATTTGCCAATACAGCTCCTCATTGCCCTCCTTAATTATGTACCACTTGTTTAAAAAGCCACCTCTGACCTTTAATCCGATACATTCTTTTTTGATTTTCAATTTTTTCATGGCTCTAATTTACAAAAAAGGGAGGGACATTGCCCTCCCCTCGGTAGAATTTATGAGATATATTAGATTGCAGGTGACTGCTGTGATAACAATGTGGTGATAACACCATCAGCTACATCGGGAACCTCGTCATTCTCCATACCATTGAGAACAATTACATGTCCTTGACGGTCTGATTTCAACACTCCGGATGTATATTCATTAGCATCTGCCACCTGTAGGCCTTCATTCAACCCCAATGCAACCCATGTACCATTTGCTTTCTCTACCAAACAGCATACTTCATTCTGAGCAAGCATATGAATCTCTGACCTTAGCTCCTTAGTATCGGATGCTAGTATCATAGAAAGCGATTGCTCATACCAAAGTGTACCGTTTTCCTTGTTCACTTTGATTGGTGCTGTGTAGCTAGATAGGTTACTCTTTAACTTGTAAAGAAATACCTCACCGGTTACAGTTAGGGATGTGATCTCATTCGCTGCGATAGTCACAGGTGTTTGGATATTCCCCACAGGGAATAATAACACACTGAGAATACCACCTTTTCCATTGGTACATGTTCTATCATTGTACCCCGTTGTCATGCTGCAGGACATATCTATCTATTTTTTAAATTATTAATAATTAGTTAGGTGAGCCTGTACCATTCCATACTCCAATCTCATCCAAGAAAGGAACCTGTACACCAGCGCGGAATTTAGAACGGATGTAAATCACATCATCATCGAATGAATACCATAGGTCATATGATTCAAAATCAGATGATAGGTCAGTTCCAAAGAAGAAATGTGCAGAACGTCCTGTATAGATGTTATCCAATCCATTCAATCCGTTAACCTTAACCACTCTCATGTTAGTCCCAGGAACTAAACACTCATTCATGTTGGCAATAGTCTCAGGGCTGTAGTGATAGAAATTTTGGTCAACCAATGACTTTAATAAGTAGTTGAAGTTTTCACGGCCTGTGAAACATACCAAATCAGCTTGCTCAGCTACCTGTGCAGGTGTGTTGATGAAACACTCATAAAATACATCAAATGCATTGGATGCGTTGATGGATGCAGTTGCAGATGTGTTAAGGTCAACAGCTCCGTTGGCAGTTGTAAGGAATTGACGGAATCCGTTCATCCATTGCAAGTTACCTGTACCTGTAGCAACATTACCCTGCCAAATCAATCTGTCCAATTCACGAGCATGTAGCTTCAATAAATAGTCAGTCAATTGTGCCTCGAAAGGTAGCTCTTTGTCCTCAGCCATTGCACCTGGACGTAATGCTAACTGTGTCCACAATCCAGCCAAATCCTTTTGGCAGAATCTTTTCATGTACCCTATAGCGTTAACGCTCAATTGACGATCTGAATAGATGGTATCACCTTCAGGAGTCATGGAGCAGTTAGCCTCTTGGTAAACAATTGAATCATCCAATAGCTTAAGGTCCTCAGTTCCCTTGATACCTTCTTGAATGGTGATGTATTGTAATGTCTGTGCCTCAGTTACTGAACGCACAATTAGGTCCTCACGTGTATCATCTACATATGGGCTCAAGTCTGATACATCATAATCAAACTTGCTTTTGATAAACTTTTTTAAGCTCATTTTTTCATGTTATTTAAAAGAAACAATTGCCGGCTGGTCATTCCGGATGTATTTTTCTTGGCAAATTTCTCTGCCTCTTTGACCTCGTTTGATGGTGCGTTTTTGTAGGCTGCGAATTCAGCTTTTAAATCAGCTAGCTCGTTGCTAAGTTGCTCATTTTGCTTAGCGATTGCCTCAACAATTCCTGACATAGACTTAAATGCCTTGCCAAAAGTTGAAACCTCACCTTCCACAATTGAACGAACCTGCTCAGCAGACATTGCATCCTCGGCTGGTGTGCCTCCGCTACCTTCACGCTCATCAATTAATTCTGCGATTCTGCCCTCTGCATCAACCACAATGGAAATACCTGCCATGTCACCACCTAAGCGATGTGTGCCCTCAGGTGCAGGGATCTCTTCGCCTTCAGCAACAACAAAAACAGGAATTCCTGGTGTCAAATCAACACCTTCCCAACGGATTTCTGTACCATCCTCCAAAACTGCCTCACCAAATTGCGCAGATACTTTGCGCCCGGCAAGGATAGTCTTGAATTCAGCTAAGGAATCCATTACCTTTTTGAAATTCTCGTTCATATTACTCTAATTTGTTTACTCTTTATGTACATCTGTTCCGAATTTCACGGCATCAATCTCTGTGTTTTCCTTGATTATTGATAATTGCTCTGCATTACTGTCGTAATGACGCTCAATTCTCAGCCTTCTCAGCACTTGCCACTTATCTCTGCCACCTGTGAAATACACATTCTCCTTAGGTATGCCAAGCTTTTGAGCCATCTCATATACAATAGCTCCATTGCTCTGCTGTCGCGCTGTCACAATGAATACATCATCACCCAATGAGATGTGGCGCTTTGCCAATTGCTGCCCTCTTGATGTGCTTAGGGTCTCATCATAATCCATTGATACCCTCATCTTGGCAAATTGCTGCCGTAATGAATCAAGCTCTGTAGCTATCTGTGACCACATGTTCTCCTCCATGCTGGCACCTTGCTCAGTCAACATAAAGAATCCCTCAATAGAAAAGCCCTGCCATTCACCAGCCTTTGCCTTGGCAAAAATCTCATCACTCACTTTGTAGCCCACAATCCATGACCCATCCTTGACATCCTTAAACCTCTCAGGTGCTGTGAGCCCTTTGCTCTCATCTATTTGGTAGCTCACTATCATGGCAACATTATCCACAACATTCTCGCTATTGTGCTCAATGTTGACGTTATTGAAATTACCTTTTCGAGCATAGTCATACACAATGTCCTTAATCGCTTGCTTAGTGAATACCACATAATACTCCTCATTACTGATTGGGTCATATCTATAGATAGGTGTATCTGCACTAATGGCCACCCCAATTATCACATTCTCCTCCTCTGAAAATTGGAACCTGTGAGCCTTGCTAAACATGTCATAATTGATTTCATGTGCAGGGCTGTACACCAGGCTATTGAATGTCACCTCTGTATCAGCATCATTCAAATCAATTTTTATCTCGTATATCGGAAGGTCTTTTTTCATATACAATTTATGTACTTTTGTTCCATGGTATTTGTATATCCATATGTTCGGCATGTAAATGATTGGGATATTACACGCTCAATTGATTGGCTGATGGATGCTTTTCCGGATGCTGAGATATGGACCATTGGGGATGCTGTCATTGGTGCTGAGAATATCCCGCACAAAAAGAGATACCATGAGAGAGGCTGTGATGTTACTGATAAAATATTGACCTTTGCCAGGGAGATTGGTGGGGATGCTGTCTATATGAATGATGACTTTTTTGTCAATGCAAATTTTGACCCCTATACCAACCTACGAAATGGAACCTTGAGAATCAATCCGGACCATTCACCTGTGTATCAGCAAGCATGCAAGCATACTCTTGAATTTCTCAGCCATTACAAACACACGACCTTTAACTTTGAATGTCACCAGCCTATGCTGTTCAATTCAATCAAGCTCCTTGAGCTGTTTGATGAAATCACCTGGCAGCAGCATAATCACTTTTTAAAATCACTGTATCTCAATGTGAATACCTTCATATCCACGGATGCTCAGAATCTGAAAATAGGCAGGCCCGATATCCTCAAGGCCAATGAGCTGCTATCCAAATATGGCTGCTTCTCAATCAGTGATGATTTCAAACAAGGCAGCTGCATTGATTTCCTTAATAGGTGCTGAGCTTTTCCTGAGCTGCCACCTTATTCTGCACCCCTGTGATGTCACTCTCCAATACCACCACCTTGGAAATTGGTATTTTACCACCACTTTCTCCACTCATCAGCTCATCAATATTGGTACCTTGAGTATTCTGACTTACAGTGAATGAGCTCGCAGCTGCTCCCGCCATTCCTGCACCACCTCCCTCTGCAATGTTCGGCATTGCTGGCGCACTACCTGCCTTGTATTTCTGTGCTGCAATGGCTGCAATCTGTGCTGTACCTATGGCTGCTGCGGATGCAATACCAATGATACCCAATGCTGATGGTGGTGGACCAAACTGCTCAATGGCTTTTACTATTGCCATGGCTGTACCTGTGATGGCGCTGGCTATCTTAAAGGCTTTGTCACGCTCAAACTGCTGCTTTTTAATTTTCTCCTCGCGCTCATACATTGCAAGCTGTATCTTGTATGTATCCTTGGCATACTTATTCTCAATGGCTTTCTTTTGCTCAGCTGTCAGATTCTCATTGGCAAGCTCAGCAGCTTTCTTTGCATCCAGGTCCTTGATGCGCTGCTCATCTGCTGTGCGCTGTGATTCAAGCCTTGCATTCTGATACTCATTGATGCTGGTGTTGATTTCACCCATGGTATCCAAAAACTGTTGGATCATTTCCAATGTCGCAGTGATACCTGCCAGCTCTTTCTCCCTAAGCTCGCGAGCTTTGTTTTCCTGTATCTGCTTTTCCTTTTCAGCTGTGTCCTCAGCCAAGCGCAGAATAGAATTCCTGTACTGCTCCTCTGTGATATACCCAGCCTTGTATGCGCTAGTCAATTGGATATCCTTTTCCTTAGATGTTCTTCTCAAATCTGCCAGCTCCTGGTCATATTTATCTCGAACCATGGCCTGATATTTCTCATTCCTGTCCTGTTGAATTTCGGTGCTCTTTGCAGTGTAATCCTTTTCCATTTTTGTTACCTCTGCTTGAAATTGCTCCTCAGTAATGGCACCGGCCTTGAGCATTTCATTGAGCTTGACTAATTTCTCGCGCTGTGTTTTTGAGAATTCAGCCAGCTCTTTATCGAATTCATCACCCTGTGATGCTGTGAATTCCTGGCTGAGCTTAATTTTCAAATCATTGTATTTGGTATCAATATTATTCAAATCTTTGTTAAGCAGCGCCTGCTTGCTGGTCAACACCTTGCGCTCCTCCTCACTCAGATTGTTGATAGCATTCATCCTCAAAGCTGCAATATTCTCCTCATATTGTGCCTTGCTGATTTTACCCTTGGCATATTTCTCCTCCTCAGCCTTGAGCTCATCCTCAATTGATTTCTCTAGGAACGTATTCTTATACTCCTCAAATGCGCGGATGGCTTGCTCCCTTTCTTTATCAATGCCGTCCTCTTTTAATGCCAACACATTATCCTGGTATTCCTTTTCCAATGCCAACAGCTCAGCACGCTCTGCTTTCTCAATCTCAAGAATAGCCCTACGTTTCTCCTCAGCTGCCTGCTTGCTTGCCTCTGCTGCTTGCTTAGCTGCCTCAGCTCGCTCCTTAGCTGCCTCCTTGGCGCTCTGTGCAGTCTCAGCATCCATAACCTGTAGATCCTCCTTGTTCTTTTTGAGATCAGCGTTATTTTTCCAATTCTGTTTTTTTAGGTCCTGGAAGTTTTTAACCAAATTTTTGTACCTGTCACTATCAATAGCGCCCATCTGTTTGAGCATTAATATCTCAGTGTACAAATTAGCCATTCGCTGCTTGACGTTATCCCTCAGTGCCTTTGTGGTATTTATCATTGCCACCACTTTCTTTCTCTCTAAATCAGCAGTACTTTTACCATTGGCCTGTGCCAGCCTTATCTCAAAATCAAATGCAGCTTGCTGCCTTGCTTGCTTACCCTTGATTGCATTGGCTTCCTTTCTGAGCTCCTTATCTCGCTCTTTTGTCCTCTTTTCTGCATTGGATTTTGTTTTCCTGGTCTGCTCATCATCAATCAATCCAAATGCCTCCATGACTTTCATTATGCTCATAATCATTAGCAGGATTGGACTGAATGCCACAATTAAAGAACCTACCAATACTTTCATTCCAGGCCCTAACTTATTGAACCAATCGTATACCCCAAGCAATGCTTGGCTAACTTTGTCCCAATTGGCTGCCAATAGACCTACACCAACCAAAATAGCGCCAACACCTGTAGCAATTAGGGCTATCCTCAGCGCTTTTGTTGCTGCTGTTGCAGTATTTGTTGCTGCTGTATTGACTACATTGGCCGTAGCAAGACCCTCAGTAGCTACCGCCTGCCCTCCTTTTGTAGCTGTATCAGTCAAACCTGTCGCAATCTGCTCACCTGTGGCCAATACCTCACCCTCCTTAGCTGCAGTTAACGCTCCTGTAGCTGCTGTTGCACCAACATCTGCTGCTGTGCTTGCCTCCGTTACAGCTGTTTCTGTACCTTCAACGGCTATGAGCTCCTCCTCTGCTACAACCAATGCCTCAGTTGCTGCGAATTGACCTGTCAATACAAAGTTTCGTATCTTATCTGCAGCATTGGCCAATGTGGTGACAATTAACCCTTGGCGCTGTAGTGCTATGCTCACCTGCTGGATGGATGTTAGTACAGTGACAGCCAGCTGCATTTTTTGCATAGCTTTGGTCATGGCCTCGCTCTCCACTCCTGCCAATTTCATAGATGCCTCAAACCCTTGCATCCCGGCCATGGCTGTATTCCCAACGGATAGTGCAGTATTCAACCGCATACCTCCCTGCATCATGGCATCAATCTGCATATCAACCCCCTGCAGCTGCTTTTTGTACTGCACCAATTGCTGTGCGCTGTCACGAAATTCCTTAGTATTCTGTTTACCTTGGGCCTGTAGCGCATACATCCTATCCTCCAGCTTTCCAATGGAGCCACTTAGGTCATTGGTTGATATCATCTGTGTTTCCACAGCCATATCTGCGTCTAGCAAGGTAGTTTTGTACCTAGCTATCTGTGTAGTGAGCTCCCGATATTCCTTTGTATTCTGCTTTCCCTGCACAGCGAGCCTATACATTCTATCCTCAAGGAGCCCTACAGCTGCGGATGTATCATCCATAGATATGGAGGATTGGTCAACAATCGCATCCACCTCTCGCTGTACTGTCTTAAGCCTAGTGAGCTCAGCAAAAAGGTCCTTAAATTCCTGTGTATTCTTTCCGGATGTTGCTGCCAATGTGTATAGCCTGTCCTCCATAGCTGAGATAGAACCGGATACATCATTCATGTTGGCACCTAACACCTTGATGTCAGATTCCACGGCAGAGAATATACCCTGCAACCTTGATAGCTCTGTACCCAAGGCTTTGTACTCCTGTGTATTGCGTTTGCCAGCAAGAGCCATCTTTTCCATCTGCCCCTCAAGCTCCTTGATGGCACCGCCAAGGTCCTGCTCTGCTGTAGTGCTCAGAGCATTTAGGTCCTTGTTCAATGTCTGTGTTGACTTGTCCAGCTTTTGGACCTGGCTCACAGCGTTACCTGTGTCAAGCTTGAGCCTGAATACTGCCTCCTTATTGGCCATGCTTAAAAGATTATTTCAATAGCACCACTTGTCAATGTTACATTGCTGAATAGTGCGCCATCTCGCGCCACAATATATGTGCCTGCTGGAATAGTTGCTGCAGGTGTACTGATGTAATAACTCGCATCCTTATTTTTATTATCTCGAATTGCTGTGAATGTGGTTTCAGCAATTACATGTATTGCCTGTGCTCTACCTGCCCAAGAATCTCTGTTGTTGTTTAAAACGAATGTTCCTTTTCTTCTTTCCATATCTGTTATATTATTGTGCCGGATATACCCTCTCCCTCAATTATGCGGATTAGTTCCAATTTGGTGCTCTCATCCTTACCGCTATCATAGTCTTTGATGGCTTGCAATCTGAATACCACTCCATCTATTTTGATTAAATTGCGGAAATCCAATGTAAATATATCATTACTGTCAATCATTGCACTCAGCTGGACCTCCTTGCCATACCTACTGAGCAGCTCCTTGATAAATTTCTCATGGTACATGTACAGGTTATTGGTGGGATAGGTAGCTGTAACCCAATACACATACTCAGGCACGCCCCAATTTAGGTCAAATGTTGGTGTATCAAGGCTGTCAAGGTGACCAACATAGGGATAATCTGTCTCATTATGTGGTACATTCAGCTCATCTATATGCACCCATGAGCCTGTCCTCAATCCACCCAACTGCACAATGAACGGCTTACCCTTCATCTGCTGCATCTCAAGGCTGCCATCCTCATTCTGCTGCATTTGGAATGAACGCGGCACAATCAAATCTGTGAACGTTACATCATCATATGGTATCTGTGCGAGCAGTTTCTGCGCGAATGGCACCGTGAAATCTGTATCACCCTGGGCAAATTGATTGCTGGACTCAATCCCATAGTTGCCATAATCCTTGGCCCAATCAGTCCTGTATTTTTTGTTAAAATAATCCTCATCCTGTTCCCAGCGAAATGTGTAGTTTTTGGATGCATAGTTGATGGTAGGGATGACAGATACATCCTTGCTATAGTCTACCTTAGCGCTCCAATCAATGGCATCCGCTGAGCTATTGTAGAAATCATTCAAGGGCTCAATCTCCATTATGGTAGGGTCATCCACATTGGGCTTAACGTACAGATTGAACATGGTCACCAGCCCCTTGAAAAATGTACCTGCATCCATCTGTGGCAGAAATGTGCTGATATTAACCAATGTGCCTGCAGTCAGATTCTGAATCTTTTTAATTATATCCAAGTATGCACCATCAGATGTCAGTGTATACTCTGTTGAATGGGCTCCACTTGGGATGGTGGTATTGGTGTTTAACCTAAGCTTGATTTCACATGTAATCTCCTGATTAATTAGCACATACACATCACGGCTGTAATTGAATGATATGCTCAAGCTTTGATTGGTATTGTAATTAACCAATGAACCTGTGTACACTGTATCACTACTCACTAGGCTATTGTCCACAAATATGTGCAGCTCAAGTATGTATTGTGTATTGGCATCCACACCTACAGGTGTAACGATATCCAGGATATGGTCACCATAATAATTAACTGTGAATGTGCCCTCACTGCTTGCCACAAATCGCATAGCATTGGTACCCTGCACCTGTCCTGCTGGGTCAGTAATCACTGTCACATCCACCGGGTCATATTGGTAGGCTTCCTGAAATTGATTATTTAACACAACTTGAAAATAGTATATTAAGTTACCGCTGCCATCATTCTCCTCTCGCATGGTAGCACTCTGAGCTGTTGATGCTGTGCTATCAATCTGTGGCAGCACGCCACCCTCAAAGGCCAGCAATAACCGCTTAAACATCTGCCTTTCCAAAAATACGCTTGACCATGTTAGGCCACAGTATTCAAACGCATGCTTGAGGATATCATACACGAATATCTGTGGTGGTATTTGGTCCACATCAAACGTATCAGCTACTGACCTGTTGTATCCGTAATCAATCAACCCATAGTAATAACCCAAGCCTGTGTAATCACCTGCCACTACATTTGGTGTGGTTACTCCATTTAGCTCAATGTTGCCAGCCCAATTGCTCAGCTGGTTTGTTCTCGTATACAGATGATTGTATTCGCTCATATCTAACTCCGACAGCTTAACCTTAGACAGCCTGCCTATGTAATCAATGGTTTCACTGATGAGCAGGATGTCAAATTCCCAGGTACCTTGGCTGTATCTGCACTCACTGAGCTGTGCCACACCTTGAAATTCCAGCAAGCTATTATGGTAATACCTCGCAGGTATCCGGACTGCTGGGTCAAAGTTTAGGAATGTGCTGCTGATTCCGCTATCAACCTCTGTGGCGCTCCAGCTGAATACCTGTGCCATCAATGAACAATTGAGCTGTGTGCCTGGTAGCTTAATGGTTTTTGAATTGTTACCCTTGCGAGCTGTCAGGTCCTTGATATCACTGATGTTGAATGTCAATGGAAATGGCAGCCTGTCATTCAGGTCCACCTTAATGTTATTGAGATATAGCTCCATCAGTTCAGCTGGCTAATGTATTCATGTGTCTTATCCAATTGGACTAGCTCCTGTATCAAGCCATCCTTGCGTCTGAGCTTTTTAACATAGTTGGGATTGGTAACCATTACAGGATAGAACCGTGAGCCATCCTCCACATACACTCGCGGAGATTCGTAAAGCTCCTCCACAAGCCAATGCTGCACCTCCTGCTTAATCCAATCTGAATTTATTATCATCTGCTCTACTGCTCGCTTTGAATAGTGCTGCATCTGTGGTGCTGTTTGTGCGAAATTGTATCCACCACCCGATACCCATTCACCCAATTGTCGCTGGTAATTGTTAGCAGTCACATTGGCGCTGGATTGACTTACTAGGTCAAAGCTATAACCATCATAGCTACCAAACTTGTTTAACCAATGCAACCGTACAGGTGTGTACCTAGTGCATTCCTGGTCATAGTATATGCGGAACCATTCAGTGTATGTTATCGTAGGTGGGCCAACAATTGGTGTATCAGTGTACTCCACAGCTACCTCATAGTATGCACACAGGTCAAATTGGGCAGATGTGATGGCTGTATTGCTTATAATTACCTCAGGACCTACATTAAACTGCCAATAATTTGTATACCCTATGCTGTATGCATCTGATGTGATGCTGCTGCCAAAAGAATCATACAGCTCAAAGAATAACCTGTATGAATCACCTGGTGCAAATCTAGTAGCAAATAACCCAAGGAAAAAACACTCATCATACCTGCACCATGTTTTCTCTGTCCTAGGGAAATTGGTGGTAAATAATGCTCCAGGTGTATTTTTGATGTCATAGTTAGCACTCTGAAAATTGATAAACTGCTCATACTTCAACGCTCCATTGAATACTCTACCCCTGGTGCTAGATGCGAATGCCCCCAATGCAGGTGGTGTGCCATACTTTTCATAGACCTTAAGCTGAATGGGGAGCATGGCTGTACCGAAACCCTGCACAAAGGCTGCATCAATCACAGGTGTAGTTGTCAATGCTCGCATTATTTGGGATGCGTCAAACTTGCCTACATTGCCAAGCTCAGGGAATACTTGATGTGCGCTGTGTAGATTGCTATTAACATACAGCTCCACATAAAATGAGAAATTTGGCTGTGCTGTTTGGTCACTATCAAACGTCCATATGATTGGATTACATGCAGCGCTGAATGTATCAGGCTCCTGTATAAATGTTACCGCCATGTCTTTGTGTTTTTTTCCCAAGCTACCTCCAAGGTCATCCCCATCAAGGTGCTGAGATCGTTACTCATTCGTTTTAATGTTTCAGGTGTAATAACTGAATCAAGGATTTTTCTTGGTTTCAAACCATAATGATTTTTTGTAGCATAGGCAGATGCATATGCCTCCTCCTCTGAATATCCTTTCCACTCCTCTATGGCCACCATGTGATTCTTTGATACATTTTTATGCTTAAATTTATACGGTGATTCAAAGCGCTTGCCGGATGTTGGATTAACCCCCTCATCCATAAACTTGAAATAGATATCAGCCTGTAGCTTAACAACATTCTTGCCATCAGGCAAGGCACCAATGGATGCTGCCAAGGCTCCTGTATTATTTGCCTTTGATTCAACAGCCTGTCTCAGGTCCATGGTGAGCTGCTTGGCCAATTCCAGCAGCATCTCCTCATATGCATTGGCTGGCTTGGCAAGGTCACTCTTGCTGATTCCTAAGCTATTTAAATAATCAAACTTATCTGCCATATTTCGCCTGCATTTGTTGCTGCCGTTCTCTATCCCTTATGTATTCCTGTTCATCACGGATTTTGAGATAGTTCATCCAAAACATGCTCTCTATGTACGGCTGCCTCGTAATCTGGTCAATCGACCTACCAAGCTCCTTAGCCAACCGAAGGATGATTCCTGTCCAGGTAAACCACTCGCTGTCTGTTGGACCGCTTTCATTATCTTCATCCTCTGTGCCTCCATCCTCACTACCTGTAGAGCCAAAAT